AAACTGGTAGACGCATGGGACTTAAAATCCCCCGCTCGTAAGGGCGTGCCGGTTCGATTCCGGCTTCGGGCACCATCTTGAATCAAGGGTTTGCGGGCGAAAGCTGATGCAAACCCTTGTTTGTTTCTGGTCCGCTATTTTGAAGTTGGTCCGCAATTCACTTGGTAGGCATGACCTTTTTGCCTTTTCGATTGCGGATGTACTGCTCTGTCATAACCACGGTCGTATGCCCAAGTTGATCTCTGGCTTGCAAGATGTCACCGCTGGATTCCGCCTTATCGGTACCCGCCTTGGCGCGCAAGTCGCGCATCTGGAACTCAGCTTTCGGCACCCCGGCCGCCTCCCTGGCCAAGTCAAACCTCCTGCGCAACATCGCCACCGTCATTGGTGTGCCGTCCTCTGTAACGATCAGCCGCGTCGAGCGGACCTTGTGTTCTGACTTTCGGGACATGATTCGATCAATCAAAACCTTCAACTCGCCCGTTATCTCGATCCGACGCTTGGCCTTAGTCTTTCCCTGCAGCACCCAAATCTGCCCGTCACGCACATCGCGCTCGTCCATCAGCCTGGTGTCGGTCACCCGTTGCCCAGTCAGATAGGCGAGGTCCATCGCGTCTTGCAGGCCAACATCTGCTTTGTCGTGCACGCACTTGAACAGCGCATCCTCAACATACGTGTCCCGGCCAGTTTCCTTGTTGCCCTTGATGCCCGCGCACGGGTTGGCAAGAGAGGTGTAACCCTTGTCCCTCGCGTAATTCCAAATTGCACTGAGCAGCGCCTTCTCGCGGTTTGCCCGCACCGGCGCGGACTTGCGCCAAGTTAGGTACTGGCGAACGTGCAATGGCTCGATCGTTTCCAGCGGTGCAGGTGGATCGTCAAAGAACGCGATCAGGTTTTTCAGCTCGCGCTTGTTGTCCGCCTGCGTGGCTGTGCCTTTGGTTGGGACGATATCGACCATGTATTTTTCTGCGACGTAACGGAATGTGATGACTTTGGCGACCAGATCGGTTGCGGTGCGATCACGCTCAAGCTTCGCGTATTCCATGATCGCCAAGCCGTAGTCGCTGCCCAGCGGAATTTCCTTGCGGTCCTTGCCGCCCGTGTCGTAGTAGTAAAACACCCGGCCGCTGGCTTTTTTGCGTTCCCGCAGCCTGGCAATCGAGCCGGGTTTGCTTGGTCGTCTTCCCATGTCAGCTGGCCTTACGTGATTTCCATACGGGCTTTTCTGATTCAAATGCGCCGACAGCGGTGACCGCCATCGCGGTGACACTCGGCCACCCGTTCACTTTAATCGTATGGCGAACGCCATTCTTTTTCAGGTTGAGGATCTGTCCTGCCTTGGTCCGCGCGCCGGTGAGCTCGCAAACCTCCTCGTGAGATAGAAACTGGATGGTCATGTGATGCTCCATGCCGCGCGTGGCGGCAGAAGGTGGTGATGGGTTATGCGTCGGCCTTGGCCAGAACTACGTCGATCCGCTGCACAGTGACGTGCCGCGAAATCTTTTCATCGGTGTCGAACCAGTCGGTCGCGCCCGTCTTGAGCGCCATGGCGATTACTTGCCGAGACTCGCGGAGCGTCGCAACCAGCTCTTCGTGCAGTCCGCGTTCCTCCCGGCCGATATCCCAGAAGCGCTGGCCCCAGTGTTCTGCCGGCGGCGGGTTGCTGTTCTGCGCGCCGAGTGCCAGTGCGCCGACCACAGCGTCCAGCAGGTCGCGCATATAAACGTTGTCGCCGTCGATGCTCAGGCCGCGTCGACGCAGTGTCGAAACCACCTCGTTCAAGTCGAGCCCTGTGTCCTGCAGCACGATGTCGAGTTCTGGTTTTTCCGGGGTGTAGATGGCAAGGCAAAGCTTGGCGGCGGCCGGCAAGCTGGCGCTGATTTTCTCCAGCGCATCGCTCGCTGTTTCATGGAAGCGGTTCAGTGCGGACATACGAATTCCTCGCCCGCCGTACACCGGCAGGCTGGTGGTGTTTAAGTCATATAAGTGTTTGTTTGGAGTGGCAAAAGTCCTTAGTATCAAGCGACTTTTAAAACCGTTGATGGAGTAGTAAGGATGGCAACCCCAACAGAAGCAGTAGTACAGCTGATCAAAACTATGAATGGCAGCTCTTCGATATCAGTAGAGATAAAGGTAGCTGCGGCAGAAGGGCTTGGGTATGCGGGTGGTGCAACTGCTCGTGAAGCTTTAATTAAGATAATCAACGGAAGTAGCAGTGTGTCTGCCGAATTAAAGGCGGCTGCTGCGAAAGCGTTGGGGCGAGCGACGTTAGTCTAAATATTACGCGGCCGCCTTTGTAACAGCACATGTATACCAACTGGGCAAAGCAAGGGGTGGAGCTAAGAGCAGGATCATGGCTGCACCTCGCGCCGAGCCCACTGCACATACGGGCCGTCCTCGGTATCGAAAATCCCCATCAGGAACCATTCAGGCCCCGGCGATTCTGGATTCCAGGCGGTGCACGCAGCATCCTCGTCAGGTAGATCCTCGATCTCGTCGCCAGAGTGCCAGCCTTTTAGCTCCAGTCCCTGCTCCTTGACCCAGGCAATATACGGCGCCGGGTCTTCGCCTTCGCCAAAGCTCGGAATGTTCGGGTGATACCACCAGCCGTCTGCATCGCGCTTCACCTCGACCGGCCCGAACTGCTTGCTGCCGCTGTGCGCCTCGCAGGGAGTGACGTAAAGCACGTCGGAGTAGTGGCCGCCGCCAGAGCTGAATTCCATCGTGCAGCCGCACTTGGCTGGCAAGCTGTTGACGAACGTAATCTTTTGTTCGGGCATGACTTCGTCCTTGCCGCTATAGCGGCTGACTTTGAAGGGGGGGAGGGGTGGAACGAAAGAGTGAGGCGCTAATTCCAGCGAACGTCGAGTTCTGAAATTTGTTGCTGCAGTTGTTCTATGAGTTCAAACCAAGAATCGAAACCATTTGATTCGTTCTGGACCAGAAACAGGTAATAACCTCCGGTTTCACCTGCGCGGTCATCCTGAATTTCTATCGTCCAACCGGCGTATTCGCCAGTCAAAACTATTCCAGTACGAATGATCTGCATGTGTTGGTCGGAATCCAATGAATGTATGAAATGGCAGCTGTACTTTTTACATCAGCTTGGAAAATGTTGGTACTGCGGCATTCTCCCTCGCTATCAGATCATGGGCATTCACAACCTTCATGCCAAGGTGTTCGGCGATCATCACTTCAAGCTTGGCACGCTGAGACAAATCCCAGCCCGGAAGCAGCGCAACCATTCCGCACAGGCCGAGCCGAGTAAGGTCATAAGCCATGTAGTCGGCCCAGACCGCTCCCTCGACGGTGCCGTGGTCAGCCGGATTCTCGACTTCGTATCCAGCTGTGCGCAGCCGTTCGGCCATGGCATTGAAGGCGGGGTAGTTGAAGTCCTCGATTCCCGTCATCGGCCCGGCCAAGTACAGGCGGTTGGCGCGAGCGGCTGCGAGCGTCACGCCAGGCGCAACCACTGCGCTAATCCGGTCCACTGCCCGGTCAATAGGGCCCTGAATGAATGGCGGCATCGGCTCGTTTGCCGGCGGCGTCGTTGAGGTAACGGCCGCGATCATCCCGGTCAAGGAGTCGGTGACGACCGCACGGATGTTTTCTGTGGGCATGGAACAGTCCTATGCCGGGGCATGCCCGGGCGGTGGAGGGTGGAATATCAGGCGCTTGCGGAGAGGGAGAGGGTTTCGTCGCCACCGCGCGCAATGCCGGCGTGCAGATCAACCCTGCGGCCAGCGAGCATTCCCGCGATTTGCGCATTCAGGTCGAAATCGACGTCACGCGCCTTGCGGGCTTTGCCTACGCCTTTGTTTGCGAGGTAATCGGTGATCAGCGCCTTGTCTTGCGCTTCAACGGCGATGATGTCGCGTCCGTCGCTTGCGATCGGCGTATCGTCTTCGCCTTTCGGAACAAGGGCGCTCAGCTTCCCGTAGACCTCGCCGACCCATGCCAGGGCGAAGTGGTCGCCTGCTGTTTCGGCTGAGTACGAGCTGCGGTGCATGCCTGCACGCACCGAAGCGACATATTGCTTGCGAGCAAATTTCAGCTTTGTCAGCAGTGCCTCGAACGCATACAGGGCTATGTGCTGGGCAGGTGTAACCCCCACGAATGATACGCGGGCGATGATCCGATCCTTTTCCTTGCAATACTGACGGCCATACAGCGAGGTGCATCCGAACACATGAGCGACAGCCCCGCTCAGGCTTCGCTCCCATGCGGGAAGGCGTTCGACTCGTGAGAACTGCGACTCGACTTCACCGACGTCGCTCAAATTCACATCCATTTCGGTCAGGCGATGCTCGCGCATCAGAGCCTGCGCCTGTCGAAGCGCCGTAGCAGCCTCGTTCTCGTTGGCACTTTGCGCCAATGCCAGGCAGTGCTTAATCTTCCGGATCGCGCGCTCGAGTTTCTTTTCGTCTATCGGTTGTGCGGACATAGGGGATCCTCGCCGGTATAGTTCCGGGATCTACAGGGGAGTGGGTTATGGAATTTGCAGACGTTTTAGGCTGGATAGAGAAGCATCCAGGCCTGGCATCTTGGGTTCAGGCTATCGGGGCCATCGCAGCACTTGGGCTCGCTCTGTGGATACCAAGCCGTCAACGGTTGGCTGAACGCGAAGAGGTTGAGAGAAAGAGAAAATCAATACTGCTGGTGTTCTTGGTCGAGTGCGAATTGGTCATATCAATCACGCAGAAAGACTCTGCCACTTTGGATGTTAGAAAGAGGTTGATGCGCGAGTTGTTAACAGGAGCTCGCGCAGCGATTGACACAGATACAAATCCAGACAGCGCAGCAGATTGTTTGAGGCTCAAATACAACTTCGAAGGGCTTCTTTTCGAACTGGATGTAAATGAAGTGGAAACGGAAAGGTGGATAGAGTTGACTGATAGAACATTAAGTAGAATTGCGGTCGTAAAAGAAATTCACTGCGCAGGCATTAAGGCGGAAACTAGTATTGGCAGCGCTTCTCGGGAGTCATGACCAGCAGTCGCGTAATTTCTTGCGGCTGGCGTGATTCTAGAAGTGGGGTATTTGTGTCCGGCCCGGCATGGAGCCGGAAGCAGAGGTTTCGATGAATTGCGAACTGATAGTTGATTTAGCGTCGCTGTGCACCGGCTTGCTTTCTGCCGTCTTTTGGGTGATTTCTGCGGTGATTAAGGTGGCACCACCGCCGAGCCTTGTAGGAAAACCTGATGACAGTTACTGGGACGGCATTGTCGTTAATGGTGGTGATCTGCTTAAGACGATGCGCGCTCAGTCCAAGTGGAATAGCTTGGCTGCCTTCGCTGCTGCTGCCACTGCAGTCCTGCAGATCGTGGCAAGATATATATAGGTCGGTACATCGCAGTATGTAATGGCGTTTCAGGCCGTGATTCGCTCGCCGATCACGGTGGTGGTGAACTGAGCGGTGTACTCGGTTAATAGCTCGAATTCGCCGCCGCAGGTATCACAGGTCATGTTCTTGTCGCCGTAATCTTCCACCTCGATGTGGATCACGGTTGCGCAATGCGGGCACGTGCATTCGTCTTGGAGACGATAGTCCCACTCGTCGTAGTCGCTCTCAGCGACCTTGGCCAGCGCCGCTTCTTTCGCAACCGCGTCTTCGGCATCTTGGCAGGGTTTGCACGTAAAGCCTTCCGGATGGCCCCACGGTGTTTCCGTCAGCTTCGAGCGGTGAGTGCCGCACAGGCGGCAAGCGTTGTGCTTGTCGCACACCGAGTAGCTGTACTTCTCACCGGTTCCGTTGCACTTACCGCAGCCAGACACCCAATACCAAGCTCCATCGATATGCTCGGCATAAAGCCCTGTTTCGGGAGGATCAAGCCTGACCTCCGGTAAGCCATTGGTGTGCGCCTTACCATGCCTTGCTTCGTTCCAGATGTTCGTTTTTCCTGAGCGCAGGCGCTGTGTCCATTCGCCTGGGATTTCCGGGATCAGGATCTTCGTGTTCTTGTCCATGGATTATCTCCAGTCAGGCGCCTCCCTCCGTGAGCGGTGGTGGCAATTTGGTTTGGGTTGGGGTATTACGGGGACCGACATGAGGCCGGGAGAAGGAGTAGCGTGTGGCGAAAAAATTGGAGTTCTGGGGTGTCTTGGGAACCGTTATCTACCTGTCAATAATCGGGACGACGGTTTCATTTAAGCTTGATGGCTTTCTTAATCTGGAGTTGAACGAATTAGGAGACTTCCTTGCTGGAGCGTTCGGGCCTGTTGCCTTCCTCTGGCTGGTGCTGGGTTTTTTGCAGCAAGGTCGTGAATTGAAGCTCAGCTCTGATGCATTACAGCTTCAAGCACAGGAGCTCAAAAATTCAGTAGATCAGCAGCGTGAATTGGTTGAGGTGACCCGGGCGCAGGTTGAAGCAGATTTGGAAAATCTTAAAACTGTGAGGCAATTGAGAGCTAAGGAAATCAAGCCTTTTTTTGTCGTAGACGGAGGTGGAGGCTATCACTCTGGTAAGGAGCATGAGTTGGATTTTCAGATCAGGAATCTTGGACACGCAGTCACTCGATTAGAATTCGATTTTGGATCTCGGCTATCGAATCTAAATCGGTCGCTTCATGTGCTCAACAAGAATGATTCAACTAGCTTCAAAGTGAAATTCAATGACGATGATGAAGAGATAGACGGCTGGCTAGCAGTTGAGTTTTTGAATGCCGATCAAGAGAAAAGCACCGCAATGTTCCATTACAAAGTGGAACCGCGTAGCGCAACCTCTGCATACCCACAACTCAAAGTGCAGCTGTCAGCTATAGGTTGATATGTGAGCTGGAACAATAATATCGTCGCCTGGTTCACGCTTTAGTTTCGCCAGGCTTTGATTCCGAAATTCACGCGCCACGTTTCTGCTGATAACGATTTCGTGGTGCGTTTTTAATGCTTCCCGCGCACCATCGGGGCCAAGTGAATGGACGTAACGCAGGCAGCCCTCAATCACTGAGGCTTGTTCGCTATCCTCGTTCCAGGCCATTAGCTCCTCCAGCTTCTGCCGCGTTCCGAGCCGGCACCGGTGCCGCAGCTCCTTTTCGTCGAACTCGATCCGCTTCAGTGCGGTCTTCGCTGATCGCTCTTTTCCAGTCTTGGCCATGGCCACCTCTTCAATTCCGCTGGCCGGCAAGTCCAGCCAGGTCTGTCGTTTGCGTTGTTGGGTGCGAAAACGTCTCACGCTGCGACCTTCACCTGATGCCAGGCGCCGGCGGCGTAGAACAGCTTCGCGGCTTGGGCTTCGTCCATTGAGATCTCGTCCGGAATGGCGATCCAGCCTGATGCCACCAGATGAGTCGGGTTCGCGCTGTTGCGCAGCTCCAGGTAGTAATGCTCGATGGCATCGGTCAGGCGCTCGACCTTGTAGATGCCCTCTGGCGATATCTCCACCGACTTGATGTATTCGGCGCCGCGTTCGTCGCGACACATGGCGCCGATGTAAATCGTCCAGCGGTAGGAGAAGTCGAAGATCGCGTTGGCGATCGCCACACTTCGGATCTGCTTGCAGCTCTTCCAGTTCGCCATGATCTGGCTGCCGCTGGGGTCAATGTTCACCACTGCGACGTGGTTGGTGCGCAGCAGCGCCCTGCAACTGCGTTCAGCTCGGGCGAAACCGTTGTTGGGTTTGCGTTTCGACTTCATAGCGAGTCCGCCATTTTTCGCAGAGCTTTGCGGTCAGCCGCCGATATCGGTTTCGGGCGCCGCTTGAGTACCGTTTCAGGGTCTACCCAATCGCGCCGCTCAGGCTTCGGCTTCATTCGAGCTGGCGGCAGCTCCTTAAAGCTGCTGCCGGGCCGACTCCAGAAGTCAGCTGTCGCCGCCGCGATCCGGTCAGACTCACCTTGTTTCGTTCGAACTGCGTTGAGATTCAGGCTGATCATGCTCAAGCTCCTAATCTATGGGCTTGTGCCCGTGCTTTGTCCGCGACCTCATCCACCATGCGATTCAGCTCCAGGTTGAATTGGACGAGCTCTCTGTGCAGGTTGGCGATGTAGTCTTCGTCGCGGTAAATCGTTTCGATATAGAGCTGACACTCCTCGTCTTGGCGGGAATCGAAGGACAGAAAGTCCCACCATTGCCTGCCCGTCACGAACATGCAGCCCTGAATCTGCGGCATATGTTCCTCGGGCATGCCCTCCAGCCAAGTCCTGACGTGGATCGCCTCGTTGAAAGGACACTTTGACTCGGTGCCACCGTCATCGTTGATCAGGCCGTCTGGCGAGCAGCCGAGCCAGTCATACTTCGGGTGAACGATGAATTCCGACGGCACGACAATGTTGCCGGTCAGCATCTCGTAGGCGTCCTGAGCCTTTTGCTCTTCTGTGTGACCCCACTTCATGGAAGCGCTGCTGACGTTGTGCTTGGACTTCTTTGCCAGTCGTTCGAAGCACAGCTCACGCATGTAGGAGGTCCGCGCGCCCATCGGCTCGCGCTTCCCATGCTTGTCAGGTTTTCCCCAAGCCATTACGTCTTTGAAGCGGCTGGCCGTCACTCGACCGGATCGGTCTGAATGCCACTTTTCAGTACCTTGCAGTTCCGCTCTCACTACGCCGCTTCCTCGACCTGCGACAGGTCTTCGCCGGGGCCAGTCATGTCGGTGAAGTCAGCATCAACAGTTGCCGCCATGCTCTTGAGTGCTTCGTGGCACTCCAAGCCGATCGCTGCACGCTGCTTAGGCTTGAGACCTGCCCAAGCCGCTGCATATGCATCGATGTCCTGTCGCTTCGCAACGACCAGCAGGTCAGCGAATACACCGTCGATTTCCGGTGATGGGGATTTTGGGCCAAAAGACACTTCGGCTGCGGCAGCGGTGTTTGAGGCTTGCTTCGTAGGTGTGATATCGATTTCGCCACCGTAGGAGTCTTCGAACTCGTCGGGCGTGTAGACCCCAAGGATGACGTCCGGGCAAAAGAGCCGCGCCCATTTTTTCGTTACCAGGTAGGCGATTTGCTGCTTCGGATCTTCCGCCCAAAGTGTCGAGTTGCGAGTGCGAACTTGGGTTAGCAGAAGCTCCAAGGTACGCGGCTCTTCTTCGCCTTTGAATGTTGCCCAGACCTTGATACCGAGTCCTTTCTCGTCGTCGAAGCTCCACCCCGGAACGCGGTATTTTTTGAATTCGCCAGTGTCCTCGTCCTTCTTGGTTCGGCTGGTCACTTCGCGCATCTTTCCGATGACGTTTTCCCAGTTGCCGAACCATTCGAAGTTGAGGCGTCCTTTGACAGGTGCTTTGGCGGTGATCACTGCGTTTACGAGCTGCGCCTCATAACTGAGTGCACCGCCGTTCACGATGAATGTCTTCTGAGCAACCGCAAACGGGTTCATCTGCCACTGCATGGCCTGCAGGACGACCGCCATGCAGTCAGCTTGATTGCCCTTCAAATGCTTGGGCACAGTTGTCACGCCCTTCGACATCATCAGTGCGAGGTCACTCATCGACTTCATGGTGCCCGGGTCGAGAATGAGCGCTGCCGCGTTGTGGGACGGGTCTTGGTATGTGGTAATGCCAGTCGCTGTTTGAGTGTCTGAGTCGTACATTGCGCTCTCCTTGGCCGACGATTTGTTCATCGACCTTTAGAGGGGGAGGGAAGGGTTAGAAGCGAATTGCACGAAGCCAGGCGCGAGCGGTGTCGACGCTTACGTCGAAGCCCAGTGCGACGACCTCGACGATGTCTTCAACCGCAGGCGCGGTGGTGGTCACGTCGTCGAATTCAGCGGCGATCGCCGGAGTGTTGATAGGTGCGACCTCGACTTTCTCTTCGATCAGCGGCGTTACCGCGGCAATGGTCGTGGCCGGCGCGGCAGCTTGTGCGCGCAGGCGGGCCAGTTCTTCCTGATCACGTTGGTTCTGCTCGTCCTTCAAACGCTGGGCGTCTTGATCACGCTGCAGTTGCTCGCGCTGCCGGTTGAGTTCTGCCTGCTGGTCTGCAATGCGCTGGCGATCTTCTGCTGCGATCCGTTGGCGTTCCTTTTCTGCGTTTTCATCGGCAATCCGTTGCTTCTCGCGCAACTCGTTGAGCTCTTTCTGCTGGGCTGCCAGCTTGGCGGCAGCCTCTTCACGCTCGACAGCAGCCCTGTGCAGCGTTTCAAGCTGCTCAATAGCGTTGTCGCGAGCAATCGTGCCTTCCGCTTCGAACTCGGCATATTCCTCTGGCAGGATTACCGACTCTTTGACGCTCTGCAGTACGCTCGCAACATCAGCGGCGCTACGGCTTGCATATGCAGCAGCGACGGAGCTGAAGCGATTGATTTTTGCTCGGATGGCCTCGACGCGCTCAGCTTCGATGCGCTCGCGTTCGGCTTTAGCGTCTGCAATGCGCTTTTCTTCGGCCTTGATGGCTTCGTCGACAGGCGCTTCAATCACTAGTACTCGATCCTTCAGCGCCTCGCCAAATTCCTTCACCTGGTTGACGCGAGCCTGGGCCTCTTTGACTTTTTGCTGATACGGAACAAGCGCGGTTTTGGTGGTGTTTGCCAGGGCATAGCGCACGTCGCGGATGTCTACTCGTACTTCCTTGGCATTTGCCAGTCCTTCACTGGTCGAGCAGTCAACGACGAGTTTCGCGTAACTGGTTTCCAAACGGACGATCTGTTCCTCATGCGGCCGATACTCGGCGATGTCGGTGGCTGCAACCGCAGGAGCAATAGAGTTCTTTGTGTCGCTGGTTTCGCTAGTGTCGAGGTCGGTCGATACGGCGGCTTGTTTGGCGTTTGCGGACATGACGATTCCTTGCCGCGCCAGGCGCAGCTTGTGGTGGTGTTGGTTATTGAGTGACGCGGTCGGCGAGGGCGCTGAGTAGCATCAAGAGGGTGTAAACGCCGATGGCGGAGAACGAGCCGCGCCGGATCAGAACGCGGCGTGCCCGCTGAAGACTGGTCATCGGAACACGTGGTAGGTGGTGGAGCGAGGCACCTGGCACGTTCCCTGGCCATCGCGAACTACGCCGTAGGCGCCTGCGCCGCCGATCAGGATTACGACGAGAATCCAGTAGACGAGGTTCATGGCCGAGCCCTCACAGCGATGCGTCCGCCTTTCATGGTCACCGACAGGCGCTGCGGGAGGTTGTCGACCAGATCCTCGCGTTTGCGGCCGATCACCTCGTTGAAGGGGAGACCGAAGCCGAGGATGGCGATGCGGCGCTCAATGTCGTCGAGTTGTTCATCGGCCAGAGTTTTTACCGGTGGCGTTGTCATGCGGCAGCTCCTTGCTTGATCGATTCGTTGTAGGCGGCATAGATCTCGTCGATGCGCGCTCGGTAGAGGCGATGCTCATAGTTGTCGATGGCGCGGAGAAGGAAAGCGAGGGTGATGCATGACGTCGCAGCAGCGCTGGCGTTTGGCTTACCGAGGCCGCGAACCATGTTCTCTATCTCGCCATCAATCCAAGAAATAGCCATGTCGTGATCGCGTTGTTGGGTGTTCATTTCAACCTCCAGAACTCACCGTAAGCGACCACTGCTGCGGCGACTCGCGTTGCCCGCGCCTTGCGGTCGACCAGCTCCTGAGCTGCTACCAGCGCTTGATGCTGAGTGCGTAGAAGCGCGGCAGCTTCGTAGTCATGGAAGTCTTCAACCTTCGGCGCCTTCGCGCGCCCCCAATCGTCGTAGCGCCGGTCCCACTCTCGGGCCTGAGCACTGTCTGCATAGCTGGTTGCCATGGTCGCCTCCGTGGTGGCGGGTGTTGATCCAACAAAACTCGGATGCACTCATCCGCTCCGCTGGTTGCCGTTGGGCGCGGAGGGGAGTGCATTCGGGTTGTGTCGAACGATTTGCAAAGTGGCGAGTTGAATTTTTTGATTTCACTGCCGATAAAGCACAGAACTTCTAAGGATGAATTCCCATGCGTGTTATTTCGAAGGCCGTATGTCTAGTTGCTTTGGTCGCGCTCAGTAATTTAGGGCAGACCCAAGCGGGTACCGAGGATCACGACATCGCTATAACCATGGTGGCTATGGGGCGTATGTGTGCAGAACAAGAGCCTGGAATGAATTACTCGCTGCAGAACATCTTTTCCCTTCCAGACATAGCGGCAAACGCAGCTCTAAAGAAGGAGATTCTTGCAGTAGATACCAATCCGGCATTTCAGGATGAAATCAAGGCAGTTCAAGTGCAGGCCGCAGGGGATCCGTCGGCAGCAAAACAGTTCTGCCCGAGCTATGCGCCGAAAGCTAGCAAGTAATCTGTCCCAGGCCCGCTACTGGCGACGGCCTGGGTTTCTAGCATCAAATTGTCGACGTGCGTGGGGGTGGCCTACCTCATTCGGCCGATGCGCGGTGACATCGACGGCCTACTGTCCGCTGCCTGTATAAGTGATGGGCGCCGGCCTTCAGGCTTGCCGCGCCGCGCAGGTGAATCGGTCACTGTTACATGATGGTAATCCTCCTATTGCTCGCTCTCTGGGCAGGCAGTGGCCACCTATCGAATGCGTTGCCGGTCTTTCCCGGCTGTCACGGCGCTTGTGCCAGATCAAGGTAGCTCGCCAATACCAGGTTGGCGCTGACCCTGCGCAATGCGGGTTGAGCTATTCGCCGGTGATGCAGGTTGGCGGTTATAGGCCGCAGTTTCGTCCGCATCGGACTGCTCTCAGGCTTCCGGTGGAGGTTCTTGAAAGATCTCAAGCCTGCCGTGAAAGGTGGAGAGCAGTCCGATGCGCTCTCATAGAGAGGATCGGGCAGTTAACGACAGGCTGTCGTGGCGCTGGTTGTTCAGTCGTAGATGCCGTAGCTGAATTCATCCTGATCGCAGTCGACGATAATTTTGGATTTTCCGAAGTAGAGTGCTGCGACCATCTTTTCGAATGGAGAGCGGAACTTCAGGGTTTGGCTGATCTTCTCGTTATCGATTTTGGCGGCGTACACCGATCCGACCTCATGACCCTTTTCGTTTCGGTCTTTGCCGTGCCGGTCGAAGCTGATGTGGATCGCGTTGTCGAGCATGTATTCGCTGCGCTCGGAGCTTCGTGAGTAGCTTGAAATCCCGTGGTCCTTGGGCTTCTTGTCGAAGTAGATGTGCATGCCACCGTAGTCGGATGGCTGGAAGCGGATGTCTGGGGCTTCCCAATGCTCTTCGGCCGCTGACTCTTTGTGGTCTTCTACGAAGGCTTCCAGTAGATCCTGTAAACTGATCACTTCAGGCAGCGCATCTTTGTTCAGCACTTCATCGATCTGCTTCTGCGCGAGGCGCACCATGTCAGCTTCGACGCCGCTGTTTTCCCACTTCTCCTTCAAAGCAGCAGCGACCATCGCGTTGTAGCGGGTCAGCTCAAATATTTCGGTCAAATTGGCTGGCAGAGCGGCCTTGATTGCCTCCTCGACCTGCTTGCCCATGTCGCCGTAACGGCCGAAGCAATTGTCGACCACGCTGGTGAACATCTTCTTTACATGCTCATCGATGATTTCGACTGGCTTGTCGCTGTTTGCGAAAGCAGTGACGCGCTCCGCGAGCAGCGCTTGAAGTGTTTGTTCGCTCATTTGATGCTCCGTGCTTGATCGGTTGTTTTCCCAATGCACCCGTCACCAGGTGCATCAGTGAAAAGGTCCGGTCAGCCTTCGCAGCCCATTTGGTAGTTGCTTGCATGCTCAGCGCTGCAAAACGGCAACTCTCGAGTGCGAAGTACTTGGCGGTTGGTGTATGGGTCGCGGGTTCGGTCGTGGATGCTGCGGCGAACCACCTTTTCGGCTGGCTTACCGCAGTAGGTGCATTTCGTTTGTGTAGCTGCTGCCTCGGTCATCGTGTTGCCCTCCGTTGATTTCCAATGCCGCCTCATCGAAGCGGCATCAGTAAATCTTTGGTCTTTCTCCGCACCCGCTTACCAGGTCATTCACTCAGTTCGGTCAACACCTCGTCCGCCGTCGCAGTGGGCTGGCGCACTTTGCTGGCTAGTTGCTACTCTGCGATATGGCCACGGAGTGGGGTTTCATATGGACGCCGATAAGCCGCAGCGGCTGAAGCTCAAAAAGAAGTCCAGCGAGAGCAAGCCAGCGGTGCATGTGCCGGGGCAGGGGTTCAGCGAGGAGTCAGAGAAGTTCTTTTCTGATCTAGCCTCGCGCAAGGCTGCCGAGGTCGACATAGATGTTCTTTTCGATCAGTCATACAAGGCTGATTATGAACTCGACGATGTAACCCGAGAGCTCCGATCCGAATTCGCTCTGCTCAACAAAATTATTGAGCTTCAAGAAGTCGCCAAACAGAAGGGCACGAAGCTGAGCCGCAAGGCCGCGAAGGCGGCGATTAAAGAGGCGAAAAAGGCCAGCAAGGCAGCCAATAAGCCCAAGACAGTTTCCCCAGCAAAGCGAACGAAACCCTCTACAACCGAGCCTGAGTCAAAATGGCTTCGGAAGATATGTTGGCGGTGTGGTAGCAAATTCTCAGTTCACGTGGACTGGGAACGCCCCCCAAGTCTTTGCCCTGCATGTACGAAGGACATTAACGAAACCTATCTCCCTACCGCTCCGGATCGATCTAAGCCCGTTGGATGGGTCCACATCGTTAGTGGTGGAGCGCCAGGCATGGGCAAGCGTCGATAACTACTGTCCAGTAGGCTTCCGAAAGCGCCCGATGCAGGCGCTGACGTGAAAATTTCTGGAGCTGCCGGTTACCCGCTACTGGCGTCGATGACCGGCTCATTCAAATTGTTACTCCAGCCGCGGGCCTTTCGGCTTGCTCTCCCGCTGGATAACTGCTTTCGACGTTTTACGCTGCACGCCCGGGTCAGTTGCCAACCCTCTGAACCGTTGAGGCCGGTTCATCGCTGCCTTCGAATCTGGGCCGGTGGTGATCCGGCAAGGTGAAGCGGTGGAGCTAAAGAGCGGCGGGCTGTGAGGCCCTTCGCAGTGGCTGTGTGTCGCTGCGATGACTGTAAGTTAACCGGCGGTTTTCTAGTCGTCAATACCGGCGGTTAATTTATTTTACGTAATAATTGGGTATGCTTTGTTTGTACTGGATGGGTATACAGCTATCGGGAGTGAAATAGATGGCAATGGCGCAACAACAAAACCGGCTCGAAAGCGGTGGCATGTCAGCCCTGGAGCGTCTTGAGCTACGCGTCTCGTCAATGATCAATCATCCGGTCGCGCAGATTCAGCGCTGGGTGACGATCCATCGGTTGGACACGGATGGGCAGAGGGAATGGGATGAGGTGATGGGTGTACTGTCAGAGACAGGGTGCATAAACATGACGCTCAATGACGATGAATCGGTAACGCTCAGGTGGGATCCTCAGGGCGATGAGGAGCGATCCGCCGAGGTGGAAAATCTGTTTGAAGTGTCGATGGAGGAAACCGCTCCGTTTTGATGGGCACAAAAAAGCCCGCTCTGTGGCGGGCTTCAATTGTTGCGGGAGCAGCTAAAAGGCTAAATAATTTGCATGCCTTCAGGAGCCTGTGATATCTGCATTCCATTGCATTCTAGGTCTACTCCATCAGCTATTACGGAAATTTTGATATTACCTGGTCCTGGGATGTGCAAAGGAGAGAGCACGAATTGGCCTTGCGCAGAGAGCCCCTTGGCATCATCGATTTGATTCTTTGCATGCTCGTGCATCTGCTCTAACTGTTGCGCATCAAGTGCAACGTCGAAAAGAACTGCTTCACCAAGGGTCCCTTTGAACTGAAGAGATTTGAACGGCTGGTCGTGCTTTGTGTTTGCGGTTATCAAGACACACAATTTTGGCAGTACAGCTGGGAACGCTGGGAGGTACATCAGGTTACCCATGATCCCGATATACGAGGTTTTGTTATTGACCTCATATCGAATGTCATCGCAGAAAATAGTGTAGGCAAACCGGTTCATTTTTTAGCCTTCGCTTGGTAAATTTTTTCTTGCCGATCGAGCATCTCATCAAGCTCATCCGCTGAGACGCCGAGAACCTCACGAAGCCTCTTGCACGTCGATCGCTGTAGATCAACATTTCCTTTTTCTATTCGTGCAACCTGAGCCTGAGTTGTACCTAGTAGTTCGGCGAGCTGCGTCTGATTCAAGCCTTTTTTCAAGCGCAGTGTTCTGACCGTTTTGCCTTCGTCAACCAGAAGATCGTCAGCCAGCCACGTGCGAGCATCAACGATTCCCTCTTTGTGTTCCGCGCTTTCTTCAAGGCGTGCCATGAGACGCGAAAATGCAGTGTTTTTTTGGGCTAGTGGTGCTGGAAGGACGGATGCTTCGAATTTCAGCACAACACCAACACTGGCCGTACCCAATGTTTCTTCACCAGCCCTCTGCCTCAAGCTGCTTATAGGCATCAAGGACGCGCTGTGTGACAGGGTGGTTCGGATCATAGTTAAATGCTCTCTCAACGACAGCTAATACGAAATAAAGGTCCTTTGAAGGTATGTAGGCGTAGATAATTCGATACTCAAACCCCTCCTTGGACAGTTCGAAATCCCTCAGCCTCCAAATATTCTTTCCCGTTCTGTAAAGGGAATAGACCTTTGAAACGCTGAATGTTGCTCCCTGCTCAGGCAGGTGCGGCTTTCCACCGTACTGATCCCAGGAAAGCTTTTCGAGCAAATCCTGATCGCAACCCAGCTCCTGAAGGAAAACGCCCAAGCGATATGCCGCTGGCGCATTTTCCTCAAGAATTTCTTCAAGATCGCCAGTGGCGTCGTCGCCAACTATTAGCTCGTACAATATATCTTCTCAGGTATATTCCCGCAAGGCGAGATGGCATTGATCGGTGCAAATCGGTGCTGTGCCGCTTGCCATTAAAAAGCCATGTTTTACACAGAGTCGCTGGAGCGCGCTCCGCTCCTCGTTAAAGCAATTGAGCGTTCCAAGCGAGCAAAACACGAGCTTGAATGTAGGTGTCACGCGCCATGATTGTTTGTGGCGGGTGACGGTCATTGTCGGAAATCATTTTGATTTGATCATCGCCCAGCCACTGCAGTCGCTTGATATACAGGTGACCCTCCCAAGAAAACATGTAGATCCCATCGCCTACGAATTCTCGGATGCTGATGTCGACCAGCAGCGGATCGCGATGCTTGATCGTCGGCGCCATAGACTGACCCCAGCCGGTCACCATCTTCAGGTGGAAATGCTCTTTGAACTCGACGCCCATCTCCCGCAGATGCTGAGGGCTTACCCGAACATCCTGCAGCATCTCTGGATAGTCATGCGGGATCTGGCCGCCCCCCATCGCTGCACGGACGTCATAGTGCGCTATCCACACCTCATCACCCACAACCCCTGGCCGATAGTAGTCAATCCCAATGACGCCCCCGGCATCATCTGCTTCAGCGGCTGCCATCAATCTTTGTCTGGCTGTGTCAGTAAGCCCTTTGCCCTGCTTATCAAGCATCTGGCGGACCATATCAGCGGCTGAAAGGGTCGAAGCCGATGGCGATTCGGCGACAGTTGTCAGCCCACTGATCTCGCGCGCAAGCCGCTTACTAAATCGTTCGACTGGAACTCCAAGTAAGCGCGATAGAACCGCAGCGAACTTGGCGTTCAGAGGATTCGTTCCGTTCAGGTACATCGCTACCGCAGCGGCCGATATATCAGCCTCTGCCGCAAGGCTCGCCTGCGTCAGTCCGAGCACGTTCTTTTTCGATACGAAAAGCGCCTTCGCGGCGTCGCACTCAGCTTTCAGTTCTGGGGACAACTCTTTCTTTCTGCTCATCCGTGAAATTTAACCGTTGGTTAATTTTATTGCGGCAACCGCCGGTATTGCTAGAAGCCTAACCGGCGGTTAATATTGGATCTGACAAAGTTTGCTGAGGCAACGACATGAAAAAGACGCCACTGCCAGAACTGGTTGAGCGAATTGGTCAGTCCGCTGTCGCCAAGGGCCTTGGCGTCAGCGCTCCAGCCATTTCAAAAGCCTTGAAGGCGGCCAGGGAAATCCTGGTCATTGAACATGAGGACGGAAAGCTGACAGCGGAGGAGGTTCGTCCATTTCCGTGCCAGTTACCGGTTCAGAGAACCGCCGCGTGACACTCCCGTCCGCCGATCCATTGAGCAAATGATCGTCCCTGCATCAGCAGGGCGCCACGTAAAGAATTTCGAGGTGTTACATGCAGGAATTGATGAAGGCGATCTACGACCTGGTTGATGACCACGGCACCAAGAAAATAGCCGAAGGCGCGGACTTTAAATCGCGGACGTTGCTTTCCCAAAAAGCCAACCCCGACTACGACACCCACCGCATGAACGTGGAAGAGCTGCACCGGATCATGAAGTTCACCCAAGACTTCCGTCCGCTCAAAGCATGGGCGGAGGCGTTCGGTTTTGACATGGTTCCGAAGGAAAAGCCGGAAGGCATCAATCTCAATGCCGCACTTCTGAGGCTGCACGCCGATCTTGCCGACGTTACTCGGCTTGCGTTCGACGCACAGTCTGATGGGCGCGTCTGCTCGGTCGAGAAAACGAGCCTGCTTAAGGAGGCTGAGGAAGTGATCGTCAGCCTGGAAGTGTTCAAGCAGTCCGTGAAAGCAGCCTGAATTTCAGACACAAAAAAGCCGACGTACGAGGTCGGCTTTTTCTACAGCAATAAAACAATTGGAGCCGATTATGCACGCACAGCCACAACAGGACAATACCGGACGTGTCGCGACACGTTTTTCGAATTCTGAAAACGTGTCGCGTACCACGATGTCCTCCCGCGAGATCGCTAACGTCGCCGGCAAGCGGCACGCCAACGTGAAGCGCGACATCGCTGCGATGCTGAAAGAACTAAAATTAGATGTGCTCAGTTTTGAGCACATCTATCTGGACGGCCAAAATCGGGAACAGGTTGAGTACATGCTCGACCGAGAGCATACCGACTGCCTGCTCACCGGTTACAGCGCTCCTATGCGGATGAAAGTGATCCGCCGTTGGCGCGAACTTGAACAGCAGCAGGGCGCTCGCGAGCAGGTTCTGCTCAGCGGCACCAAGGTGGTGGGCGAGATCGCCATCATGGAGTGCTTCACGCGCCTGCTGAAGCCCGCGCCGTCTTGCCAGATGGCCATGCTCACGAAGATCGCCCAGAACAACGGTCTTGATCCGAAGTTTCTCCCAGGCTACGCCGTCGACGCCGCGCCAGATGCTACCGGCGGATCCTCGATGCCCACCAAGTCAGCCACGGCCTTGCTGAAAGACAACAGCATTCGCGTGTCTCCCGCTGCGTTCAACCGAGCACTGGAAACCAAGGGCTTTCTGAAGCAGCTCCAGCGTAAGAACTCCAAGCAGGAAATGGTTCCGTTCTGGTCGGTGACCGAGAAGGGCATGACCTACGGCAAGAACCTGACCAACCCCCAATCCCCACGCGAGACGCAGCCTCACTGGTACGTCGATCGCTTCCTCGAACTGGCCAAACTGGTCGGGAAGGCCTGATATGCAATTCACCGTCACGATCAATCAGGTGAAGGCGCTGGAGTGGGGGCTGAATTCTCAGCAGGCCCTGCTGTTCGCCTTCGTCTACGGCTGCCCGAGCTGGACAAAGCCAATCAAGACTGACGACGGGATCTTCTTCGCGCTGAGCAAGGCCAAGATCATCGAGGAGCTGCCATTGCTCACCGATAAACCGGACACCGCTTACCGCATGCTGAAGGCCCTGGAAGAGGCCGGCTTGATTGAGCTGTCCAGCACTTCGAACATCACGCTGTTTCGCCTGACCGAGAAGGCGATCGAGTGGAACCAGAAGCTGGATGGGTCGGAAAAATATCCGACCCCACCAAAGAACGAAGGTCGGAAAAAAATCCGATCTACCTCGGAAAAAAATCCGAGCAAGGTCGGAGAAAAATCCGAGCAAGGGTCGGAAAAATCTCCGACAAATCAGGATACCAATCATCAGGGTACCAATCAGGATACCAGTCAGGACTTGCAAGGCAGCCCGGACAAGCCGGCCCGCAATCTGGTTCTGGTGGTTGATCGCACCGATGCGCCACGGGTTGAAATTCCCGCTGACATGCCGGGCCCCAAAGACCAGTCCTGCAAAACCTTCAAGGCCTGGGCGAACTACGCCATGGCCTACCGCAAGCGCTACAGCACTTGGCCGGTGTGGAACGCCAAGGTAGGTGGCCAGCTCGGCCAACTGGTCGACCGCCTCGGCGCCGATGTCGCTCATCACGTCGCAGCTCACTTCCTGAAAACCAGCGATGCCGCCGTTCTGCGCAAGTGCCACAGCCTCAACGAACTATTGGCCAACGCCGAGAGCTACCACACCCAGTGGGTGACCGGTCAGCGCATCAACGGGACAACGGCTCGCCAGATGGAACGCACTGAAGCGAACGTCTCCGCCGCCGAGCAGGCCGCGCAAATGGTCTTGGCCAAGCGCCAAGCGGGAGAGCGCAATGAGTACCTTTGAAATGAACGACCAGCAGGTTGCCGGGCTCGCTGCCGCGATCTGTGCCACCGCCGAGGCCATGGGTCAGGAAATGAACCCAGGTACCGCGGCGATCATGGCCGAAGATCTCTGTGCTTACCCGGTGCAGGTGGTGAAGGCCGCGCTAAAGGCTTGCCGCTTCGAAGTGAAAGGCAAGTTGGCCATGGCTGACATCCTCCAGCGCGTCCAGGTTGCTGATGGTCGCCCGGGCAAGGACGAAGCATGGGCGATCGCCATGACCACGAATGACGAGTTTGAAACCGTGGTGCTGACCGACGAGATTCAGCTCGCGCTGGCTGCCGCAAAACCTGTCCTCGATGCCGGCGACAAGGTTGGTGCGCGTATGGCTTTCAACAGCGCTTACGAGCGCTTGGTGGTGCAGGCTCGGGAGGACAACAAAAACGTCAATTGGCACGTGTCGGTCGGTTTCGACGCCAACCGCCGCACCCAGGCGATCACCAAGGCGGTGCAGATGCAACGGATCCCACATGAACGCGGGCAGCTGTACTTGGCCGACTTGAGTGTCGCGCCGGTTACCGAAGACGGCCGGGCCGTCGTTGCGCTGCTGACCGGTGATGCAGCACGGCCTTCGCCAAAACTGCGCGAGAAGCTCGCCGCGGTGAAGGATTCGATGCTCGCCATGCGCCAAGCATCGGCCGAGGAAAAAACAGAACTGCGAATTCTGGCAGCCAATGAGCTGGCGGATCGCCGGGCGCTGCTTATCCAGCAGGCCGAACAATTGGAAGCAAGGAGTGCGGTTCAATGACAATCGACAAACAAAAACTCCAGAAGCTGCTGTGGGCCGAAGCCGCGTCATTCCGTGCCGACTGCACAGACTGGAAGCGCAACACCGAGGCTCTGCAAGAATTCCTCGGGGAAAAGACCGTGGAGGAGGTGGCGCTGGAGTTGCTGGCGGAGAACGATCGACTTTCTGCATCGCCGGAGCGCCAGATCATCCGCGCGGCCGTTACCGAAGCGGTGAAGGGGATTGCCGATGCCGCAGCGGCGGATGCCAAGGCTGGAACGCTCAAGGAGATTGAGCAGCTCAAGGCTGAGAACGAGGCGCTGCGCAAGGATGCCGAGCGCTACCGCTGGCTTCAGCACGGTCACAGTGGCTACATCGAAGTCGTCGAGTGGATTGGCCCGCACGCGACCGGGATGACTGGCGAAGACCTCGACGCGCTTGTGGACGGTGCCATGGCCAAGGCGGTGCAGCCATGACCGAGTTCGCAATCCGCAGCCAGAGCGACATCAGCCGTCTGGTGGGCGTCCTGCACGCAACCGACTTCACCAAGCCCAAGATCGTGGTCATCAAGGACGAGAAGCGCCCGGACGTCTGCAACCGCAAGATGTGGGCAATGCTCAAGGACGTATCCGAGCAAGTGATCTGGCACGGCAAGAAACTGACCAGCGAAGACTGGAAGTGCCTTTTCAGTGCCTCGCTGGAGAAGCAGCGTGCGGAGCCTGGCCTCGATGGCGGCTTCGTAGTGATGGCCGTATCGACCCGCAAGCAGTCGCAGAAGTGGTTCAGCGATCTGTTCGAACTCATGCATGCCTTCGGCGCCGAGCATGACGTGCGCTGGACCGAGCAAGACAAGTGGGGAGGGCGCTACTGATGCGCGTAGCCATCAAGGAATCGAAGGCGCCCAAGCCGAAGAGGTGCAAGAACCCAGCTTGCGGGGACTCATTCGTCCCGCAGCGCCTCGGGCAGGCGGTGTGCGGATACAAGTGCGGACTGGCCATCAAGGACGTCAATCAGGCGAAAGCCGGCAAGGCGTTAGCCCAGGTTGGGCGCCGCGAGATTCGGGTGCGCAAGGAGAAGCTGAAGTCGCGCGGCGACCACATGCGCGAGGCTCAGCAAGCGTTTAACGCATACATCCGTGCGCGTGACCAGGTCGCCGGCCACCTATGCATCTCCAGCGGCAAGCCGTTGGACTGGAGCGGTAACGCTGTAGACGCAGGGCATTACCGAAGCGTCGGTTCCGCCCCGCACTTGCGATTCGATGAGCGCAATTGCCATGCACAGAGCAAGCAGGACAACCGATTCCTATCGGGTAACGCCGTGGATTATCGGATAGGCCTGATCGCGCGCATCGGACAAGAAGCGGTCGACGCATTGGAATCTGACCAGAGCGTGCGCAAGTACACCACCGACGATCTGAAGGCCATTAAGGCCGAATACCGGGCCAAGACCCGAGAACTGAAAAAGGGGCAGGCAGCATGAATTACCACAACGTGATTTCAGCAGTAGTCCGGGCCTTGGCCGCCGAAACGATCAACAGTTCCGGCGGATGCAACGTCGAGCCCCGGGTGCAGGCCGGCAAGCTCAAGGGCGAGATATCCGGGAGGGATGCCGCGCTGCTGGCCGACTGCATCGTGCACAAGCTCCTGCACGCCCAGCTCGCACCTCGGCACTGGAATGCTCTGGTGGCGAAGTACAGCACGCACCGTGGCCGCAAGGTCGACTCCATCGGCCGCCTGGTCGCCGTGGTGAAGACTCCGGCACCCCAGCGTTTCACTCAGCAGGCTGTGTTGGTCTGGGCAGTGCCGCAGCAGGTGAAAGGCATTCAGCGAGCGGTAACCCAGATAAAGGCGCCGAAGCACCGGGAGAACAAAGAGAAAGGGCAGTGGGACTGGCGCAACGCTGCGGCAGATGCGGACATTGCCCGGGCCAACAAGCATGCGCGCGCCGTCGCAGAGGAAAAGCCTGGCGAGATGATTGTCCTAGCCGATTCGAACTACGACATGACGAACTGGGATTCCCAGGGGCTGACAGAGCGCACATACCAGCGCTGGAACAAGGCCATTAAGGAAGGCTTGGAGTCGCTTGTGAACGAGGCTCTGGTTGAGGCGCAGCACATGCTCGAAGCTGTCGGGGTGCTGGAAAGCGAAGCGGCATGAAATAGTCCCTCAAAAGGGCTTGCAATGTCATGTCGCCATGTCGCATTATTCACCCATCCTGTCATTCCTGCGTGTATCGGGGAATGGCAAAAACTAACGCTGACAACGTGTGACGTGACAGGTGGATTGTTAGTTTTACTGGCCATTGTCCTTGGTTTTATGTTCTTGGTTCTGATGTCTGTTTTGGTCAATGAATCGCAAGAACCGATCGCAGCGGAGTTTTCTGCGAAGGAGGATAGAAAAATGGTGAGAAAAATCGAGACTGGTGTTTATCAGGCGACTGTTGGTGTTGGGACGGGCCTATACGCTAACTATCTACCCAAGCTGATCTTTCGAGCCTAAGAGCTCACGGAACCTAGCCAATGGCTGGGTTTTTTTTCGCCTGAAATTCACGCTGCCAAGCCAATTTTCGGGAATACCTGGACGTCGATAGCCGGATAGTGCGACGTACGGAATCAACACCGGCAGCCCGCGCGCCCTGACCTCAAACTTGCTTTCGGGGTGGCGCGAGACTGGATCAGCGAGATCGATGCAAAGGGGCGTCGACGTTGAGAAGGCCTTAGGCGGACAGCACGGAAAGACGTGCGCACCTATTCAGGGCCTCTGCATTCGCGGAGGCTTTTTCGTTTTCGGCTCCCCACACCCATTGCTCCGAGCTGGGAGTGCAGCGGACGCCGGATTTATCAATCTCCCCAAGGGGGAGGCAACCCGGATGCCAAACATGCCTGACAAGCCAGACACATGGGCGATAGCGCTTGCGTGGTTGAGCCAGCATTCGCCAATCCTCTATGCGGCTGCGCTGTCCTGCGCCATGGCCGTGCTACGGATCACTTACGGTGGCGGTACTCGTCGCCAGATGCTGGTGGAGGGCGCCATTTGCGGCGGCCTCACACTAACCATTATCAGCGGACTGGACTTCTTCGGCCTGCCCCAGAGTATGGCCACCTTCGCCGGCGGCTGGGTTGGCTTCCTTGGCGTGGAGAAGATCCGCAACATTGCGGATCGGGTGACTGATTTCAAGTTGCCGAGCCGCAAGGCAGAGTAAGTCGCGACACGTTTCGCGAATCAGCAAATTGTGTCGCGACACGCGACGAGGAGAGCAGCATGGATAACCAGCACAAGAAGATCACCGGCTACCGCGACCTGACCCAGTCCGAAATCGACGGCATGAACTCGATCAAGGCTCTTGAAGCTGACGCCGGCGAACTGTTCAAGCAGATCGGCCAGATTGAAGGCGTTGATCCGCGACTGCTGACGTTGGCCAAGACCAACTTGCAGCAGGGCTTCATGTGGTTCGTTCGCTCGATCGCAAAACCCGCTGACCCTTTCAGCTGATGAGCAACGTAACTCGCCTGCGCCACGCGCTACCCCTGAGCCAGGACATCAACAAGGTACTGACCGAATTGGATAGCGCGATCGCCAAGGCCATCGACGCGGCCAAGGCTGCTGGACTGCCTCAGGGCCTGATCGTCGCCGAGCTGCACGGGCACGCCCACGCACAGACCCACAACATGGTGAGCTAAAAGTCGATCTTTGCCTGCAAAACGCAACGACAGTAGTCGCAAGTGCAGTTCTCTTTGATCAATTGTACGAAGTCGACTTCAACCGAGATCAGCTTTCCGTCCATTGAGGTGCACCAATCGCAGTCGCGATTATCACCGCATGACATAGGGGAATAGTGTTTGAAACCTGCGCTTTTTATGCGGGCAATAGCACTGTGACGGTTGTGATCGAAGGTTGCTTTGAGATAAAGCGATTCCAGCACCTTCTTTGGCCCGAACTCGAGTCCTGCCGGGGTTAGTACTTCGTATAGCTCACGAGTAATTTTTAGTCGGGTGTTGATGCCCAGTGAGCGTTTTTCTTCGAGCGACAGAAGCTCTCCATCTTTAAGTTTTACTTCGTGCAGGAAGTCTCTGAGCACAGCCTCACGGCCTGACTCCTTTACGAATGGAGAGTTGGAAATCTCTGCTTTGTAGTACGTCACGATTTCCGGCTGAGATATCTGCGCGACTGCCAGCTTCTCTGGCGCTGAGATGACCGAAGCGGGCTTCGCGGCGGCTTTGAACAGTTTGGAAAAGATCGCCTTGAGCATTTTCACTGTTTCCGTCCATTGGGTTGAAGTCACCATTACCGGCAGTCAGCCACTATTTCAAGTGTCAAGGGAGGAAGAGCGTGACGACCATTGCCTACAAAGACGGTGTGATCGCATACGACTCGCGCGTTACACGCGGTTCTCTCATCGACCACGACGACTACGAGAAGCTCATCCATAGGAACGGGCATCAGTTCCTGTTCACGGGTTGCGGTGCGGACTTTGCCGCTCTGATGGATGAGTTCTTCGGCGCAAAAGTCAGCGATAAGCCGCTCGACGCGAACGGGCTGGTCGTCACCAATGGCAGGCTTTGCCAGATTGGTCGTGATGCTGAGAGCGGGTTCTGGCTGGACGAGGTGTGGATGGAGCGTCCGTTTGCCATCGGTAGCGGGCGCGACTTCGCACTCGCTGCAATGGATATGGGCGCAACAGCCAAGGAAGCTGTCGAGCAAGCGGCCAAGCGTGATTGTTACACCGGCGGTACGATCCGCACGCTGATCATTGATCCAGGCAAGGCTGGGTAGGTGTGCCGCAGGTGAGTGCGGCACGGCTGAATCACTTCACTTTCAGCGCTGCCTGGATTTGATCCGCGTATGTAGAAAGGTTGGTGAATTCGCGAGCAAGACTGGTTGCGTCTGCACCGTTCACCCGGGTTGCAATGACTTCCAGCGCAGCTGCGACGGCATGAGCGCGGTGAATGTGCGGCTCAAGCGCAGGGTTAACGGCATTGAGAGCGGATGCATTGATCGTCGTCGACATACTACTTTCCTTGCTAGTGAGTTGATCTCTACCAATACCGGCAACGCGCCACTATTTCAAGCTCAGGGTGATCCATGGATAGGCCAATGCCTCCGCTGTCACTGCTCGAGCTTTCAGAGTTGTCGAGCTTCGGTATACGCCTGACCCCCGCTCCAGAAGTATGGGAATGGCTGCAAGCCGAGATCCTTGCCGACACCGGCAGCATCCACAACGAAGACCACGCCCATCTGATCGATGCGAACGTGAGAGTCATGTGGGCGTCTGCTGCCTTCACCAAGAAGGGTCGGACGGTGGTCGGCCAGGCCGAACAAGTAGCGTTCCGCGCCGGTGGATGGCAGAAGGCGCGGATGGAACAGCAGATGCTGGATTGGTTCGGTGATGTGCCGGCCTACATCATCACGCTGGCTGCTGATTACTGCGTCGACTGCTCCGACGCTGACTTCTGCGCACTGGTCGAACATGAGCTGTACCACATCGCTCAAGCGACCGATCAGTACGACGCACCCAAGTTCACACAGGAAGGATTGCCCAAGCTTGAGATGCGCGGACACGACGTTGAAGAATTCGTCGGTGTGGTGCGTCGGTATGGGGCGAGCCCTCAAGTGCAAGAGCTGGTGGACGCAGCAAACAATCCTGCCGAGGTGGGGAAACTGAACATTTCGAGGGCCTGCGGAACCTGTCTGCTCAAGTCGGCCTGACTTTGACAGTACTTTGACGGATGCCCACTTATGGCCGCACTCAGAGACGAGGTGAAAGCCTTTGTTGTACAGGCTCTCGCCTGCTTTGACACGCCATCGCAAGTGGTGGCGTCCGTCAAAGAAAGATTTGGACTCGAAGTTACCCGCCAACAGTGCGAGGCATACGACCCGACCAAGTACGTTGGACGCAACCTGCACGTGAAGTGGCAGACGCTTTTCAACGACACCCGCAAGAGATTCCGCGAAGAGACGGCAGAGATCCCGATCGCCAACCGAGCGTATCGACTTCGCACCTTGGGACGCATGGCCGAGAAGGCCGAGAACATGAAAAACATGGCGCTGACTGCCCAGTTGCTGGAGCAGGCAGCCAAAGAAGTTGGCGACGTTTACGTGAATCGTCGCCTCGAACCTGAAAAACCTCTGGGCTCCCAAGCGGACCAGCAGCACGCCGTTGCTGAGTACACCCTGGAGCCTGATGAGAATGTCCCCGCTACCCCGTACCTATGACCCGCCGGTAAAGCTGACGCCGAAACAGGCGAACATCTACTGCTGGGGCTTCCAGCCTCAGGCGCGCTTCCGCGATGCTGTGTGTGGTCGACGGTTCGGCAAGACATTCTTGGGCAAAGCTGAGATGCGCCGAGCTGCTCGGCTGGCTGCTGAGTGGGGTGTGAGCGTCGAGGACGAGATCTGGTACGGCGCGCCGACGTTCAAGCAGGCCAAGCGCGTGTTCTGGCGACGGCTGAAGCAGGCGATCCCCGAGGCCTGGCGTGCACACCGCCCGAATGAGACGGAATGCTCGATCACGCTCAAGTCTGGCCATGTCATGCGCGTGGTGGGGCTCGACAACTACGACAATCTGCGCGGATCCGGGCTGTTCTTCGTCCTAGTGGATGAATGGGCGGATTGCCCTTGGGAAGCGTGGGAAGAAGTCCTCCGGCCGATGCTCTCGACCTGCCAATACTCGATACCAGGCATAGGCATGCGGAAGGGCGGCCACGCGCTACGCATCGGCACGCCCAAGGGGTTCAATCACTGCTACGACACGTTCCAAGATGGCCGGCCGGGGCATGAGCCTGACCACAAAAGCTGGCTCTATACCTCGCTCGATGGCGGCAACGTGCCGGCTGAAGAGCTAGATGCGGCCCGGCGCAAGATGGACCCTCGAACCTTCCGGCAGGAATACGAGGCCAGCTTTGAGAACTACGCGGGTGTCGTCTATTACACGTTCAATCGTGAGGCGAACCGCACCAGCGAAACCATTAAGCGCGGCGAGGCCCTGCACATCGGCATGGACTTCAACGTCATGAAGATGGCGGCAGTCGTGCACGTCATTCGCGATGACCTGCCACTGGCACTCAGCGAGTTTTCAGATGTACGGGACACGCCTGAGATGATCGAGAAGATCAAGCTCCGCTTTCCTGACCACAGCATTGCGATCTACCCGGACGCCAGCGGCCAGAACACAAGCAGCAAGAGCGCAAGCGAATCTGACCTGTCACTGCTGAAAAAGGCTGGATTTACCGTAGTGGTGGATTCGACCAACCCCGCTGTGAAGGATCGGGTCAACGCCATGTGTGCGATGTTCGCCAATACCTACGGCGAGCATCGATATCTGGTCAACGTCGACCAGTGTCCGAAATACACGCAGTGCCTGGAGCGCCAGATTTACACGGACAAGGGCGAGCCCGACAAGAAGGCCGGCTACGACCACCTGGTGGATGCCCCTGGCTACTTCATTGCCAAGCGGTACCCGATCAAAACACGCACAGGCGGAACACGCCGAATTGGAGGCTTGGCCTGATGCCAGTGCAATCGACAAACCCCGACTACGACGCGCATATCGCTGAATGGGAAATGATGGACGATGCGCTCGAGGGTGAGTGCGCCGTCAAGCGTAACGAGCGCAACCTGTCCAAGCCGAGCGGAATGGTCGAAGCTGAGAAGCTCGACGGTGCGGGCAACAAGTACCTCTACGAGAACTACACGCACCGGGCTCAGTACGAGCACTGGGTGCGCGACTCGCTTCGCTCAATGATGGGGCTGGTTTCCCGGCTGATTCCGGAGATTGAGCTGCCTTCCGGCCTGAAGGGGCTTGAGGACAATGCCACTTCTGACGGCTTCGGCCTGAAGCAACTGTTTTTCCGCATGGTGCGGCAGGCTATTTCACACGGCCGGGTGCCGCTGGTGGTGAACATCGATGAGCGCGGCGAACCGTACTTCTCGACGTACGCCACTCGCAACGCGATCAACTGGGACACGGCTGACCAAGGCGGCCGGCAAGACCTGGTCCTCTCGGTATTCCGCGAGTTCCGAAAGAAGGGCGGCGATCGCTACAGCCATGACTGCGATATGGTGTTCCGCGAGTTCTTCATGCAAGGCGAGACCTGTTACACCGCTGTGCGGAACGAAGGTGGGGAGATCGTCGAGGAAGAAAAGCCCCTAGGCACGACTGGTACCGACAACCGACTGGTCAAAGGCCTGTCCTACCTACCGGTGATCTATTGCGGCTCGACCGACAACTCGCCGGAAGTGGATGAGGTGCCGTTGCTCACAATGGCGCGCGCCGCGCTGAAGTCCTATCAATTGAGCGCTGACTACTTCACTGCGCTACACCAGACCAGCCATCCGCAACCATGGGTGTCTGGCCTTGATGATTCTGTAGAGCTGAGCGTGACCGGACCATCTGCAGCATGGGACCTCGGTCCAGCCGGCCAATGTGGCTACTTGGAGTTCCAGGGCGCCGGAATTGAAGCCGTTCGCAAGGCGATGGATGACCAGAAAAACGCCGCGCTTGAAGCCGGCGCCAAGGTCATGGACGTCGGCGGTACCGAGTCGGGTGAGGCACGCAAAACACGCCAGAACGACCAGCACGCCACGTTGCACAGCATTGTCGTCACGGTGGCAGAGGCAGTGGAGCAGGGTCTGCGGTACGCGGCTGAGTGGAAGGGCTACGACCCCAAGCAGGTCAAGTTCAAGGTGAGCCCTGAATTTGTGACCCCAGTGGTCGACGCCCAGGTGCTGGCTGAGCTGCTCAAGGGCGTGATGGCTGGCACGATCAGCGCCGACACTTACTGGCAGTACCTCACCACCGGCAAGTTGCCGGATCGCCCATACGAAGACGAAGCCGACCTGATCAGCGATGAGCGCGAGTCGGCCGGCATCAACCTGGATAAAGACGATGCCATCGACAAGCTTGGCGCAGGCGGACAGCCAACTGCTGGAGCAGACGACGCGCCACTCGGTAATGCTGGAGCGGCTTAAAGCCGGCGAGGTCAAGAAGTTCGAGAAGTACCTGCGCCAGATCGACACGCTTGTGCGGGTGCAGTTGACCCGCAAGGAGCTGACCACCTACAGCCGGGATCGTCTTGAACAGTTTCTGGCCAGAGTGGACGGCAAATTGCTCGAGATCTACAAGGCCTACGGTGATTTGGTGCAGGCCGATCTGGTTGATATCGCGTTGTACGAGTCAACCTTCGAGGCCAACAGCCTGAGCAATGCGCTGTCCATCGACGCGGTGGTGCCGAGCAATACAGTAATCCGCGCGGCAGTGTTTTCCTATCCGCTGCAAGTGAAAGGCATCGACGGCGGCAAGCTGCTGAAGAGTTTCGTCAGTGGCTGGACGCGCGCGGAGACGATGCGGGTCACTAACACCATCAGGCTCGGCTTCGGCCAAGGCCAGACCAACGCCCAAATCATTCAGGCGATTCGTGGTACAGCCGCGCAGAACTTCACGGATGGCGTCTTGGCGGTGAGCAATCGCAACGCTGCGGCCGTGGTTCAGACGGCAATCCAGCACGTGGCCACGACGGCGCGGATGGAGACGCTGAAAGCCAACAGCGATGTGGTGCTGGGCTACCGCTGGGTGTCGACACTCGACCGCAAGACCTCGCAGCAATGCAAGGGCTTGGATGGCATGCGCTTCGACCTGGGCAAAGGACCGCTGCCCCCGGCGCACATTAACTGCCGGTCAACCACCGTGCCTACAACCAGGCTTTCGGAGATGTTCGCGAAGGACGCTACGCGTGCTGCGGTAGGTGAAAACGGCGGGGCGCAGGTTGATGCGAGCCTGAACTATTACGAGTGGCTGGCAACACAACCGGCGAGTTTTCAAGACCATGCGCTCGGGCCAGTGCGAGCCAGGTTGTTCCGCGATGGCGGACTGACCCCGGAAAAGTTCGCCAAACTGCAACTCGACAAGTCGTTCAAGCCGCTGACGCTGGCGCAACTGAAGGCGGCTGAGCCTGACATGTTCATCCGCGCAGGAGTTACACTCGGCGCTCCACCGGGTTGAGAAAGCCGATGCAGATCATCGTTGAAGACGGAAAGGGCAGGCCGGACGCCAATAGCTTCGTGCCGCTGGAGAAACTGACCTTCTACCGCGACTACTATGGGTTCCGGATACCTGAAGCGGAGGCCGACCAGATCGAGCTGATGCTGCGTGCTGCGAACGACATCAACGGTCGACAGTGGAAGGGTCGAAAAGCCAATCCTAATCAGGCGATGGCTTGGCCTCGCCGTGACTGCAAGATCGAATACCAGACGCTGTCCGAAACGTTCGTGCCTTTTGAGATTGAGTGGGGGCAGGTGCGGCTCGCTGCCGAGCTGTACGCTGCCGAGCAAGGATTCCAGATCGAGGAGCCGACGCATTGCACTGAGCCGAATGGCCGGCGCACTCGACTCAATCGTGATACGCCGGGGCTGCGCATGCGTCCGCCACCATACGCGCCGAGTAGGACGCAGTTTGCCGATTTTCTGCTGATGCGCGGGCTGAGTGTCGCGAAGTAGCGTGGCTGCAGCGACTTGTTATTTGGTATAACGCCACCTTTAAATGGAGGCGTCATGAAGTGGATTACAGTGGCATGTTGCTCAGTAGCGCTCCTGATAATCGGAGGGTTTGCCGGACTTACTATGGGAATAAATCTTCATCCTGAGTCTACTGTTAGATTTGTTCCGAACTGGGGGAGTCTAGGGGATTGGGTTGCTGGTATTGCTGCAGTGCTGACATTCGGAGCGGCTTGCTTCGCGATGACTACCTGGAGAGTTCAAGAGCGTAATCGTCTGGTGCTTTTGTGGAAAGCTGACCTCGTAGATTATGCATTTACGTTGCCTTATTTGAAGGAGCGACTTGTTTACTCTGACGACAAGGATCTGGTAGATAAAATTGCAGCTAAATTCTACTGCTGTGTCAAAAGTTATATGTTAATGATTGAGTATGCCACTCCCGAAAAAGCTGAGTTCTACAAGCTGATATGGAGCCAGGTTTTCCATGCTCATAATGGATACGTAACAGGCGAGATCGACCGGTCCGTCACTAAGGAAGCTTTTACCAGCGCTTACCTAAATCAGTTTATTTAGTTGAGATCATTCACACCAAACCGCCCAATGGGCGGTTTTTTATTGCCTGCAAAGCGGGCCGACCAAACCCAAGGGGTGCACCAAGTGGCAGACGAAAACCAGATTGATCTTGAAGACCCGGCAGTTCAGACCGCCATTGCTGCAGCTGTTGATGCTGCGACCTTGGGCCTCAAGAACAAAAACACCGAGCTGCTTGGCTCGCTCCGGACCACCAAAACTGAGCTGGACGGTTTCAAGTCCCAGTTTGAAGGTTTGGATATCGCGGCTGTGAAAGGACTGCTGACCAAGGTTGGCCAGGATGAAGAGACCAAGCTGATTGCCGAGGGCAAGCTGGACGAGGTTATCACTCGCCGTACCGAGCGCCTGCGCACCGACTACGACACCAAGCTGGCAGCCGAGAAGGCTCGCGCCGACAAGGCCGAGCAATTCGCTGCCAAGTACAGCGACAAGGTTCTGGCTGATTCCATCCGCGCCGCCGCCATCAAGGCCGGCGCACTCTCCGAGGCTGCCGAAGACATCATCTTGCGCGCCCGGGGCACTTTCAAACTCAGTGAAGACGGTGAGGCAATTGCCACCGACCGTGACGGCGAGGTCGTTTACGGAAAGGACGGGAAAACCCCTCTGTCGCCGCTCGAATGGGCGGAATCGCTGCGTGAAACAGCAACACACCTGTGGCCAAGGGCTCAGGGTGCCGGTCCGACCGGTGATCAAGGTGGCAAGGCCACGAAAAAATGGGGCGAGTACACGGAAACCGAGCGCGCTGCGATCGCCCGTGACAACCCCGAGCTGTTCAAGAAAATCCAGGCCACCAAAGGAACCTAATTCATGGCAACTACCCAACTGACCGACAT